CTAAGTTTTGGCTAAGCATTCAAGGCAAAATTGCACAGCATAAGGCATGGGGCGGTAATTTGGGTCATCTGTATGCACCAAATAATAACGCATCATGCGTTCAGACACGCCAAGCATATGGGCGGCTTTTCGCTGAGACAGCCCTGCTTTTTTAAGCAAGGTTCTGATGTAAGTGGGATTTGGGTTGTGGCTTTTAATGTCAGGTTTCATTTTAATAGGGCTAGAATTGAAGCGATTAGGGCGATTAGGGCTATCACAATGGAAACGGCAGGATAGTATTTGGTTTCTTTTTGGATTTTTAGGGTTTCTGCTCTTAACTTTTCAGCTTCTAGCTTAATGCGTTCAAGCTCTGCCATTTTGATTTCTCGGTTAAGGGTTTGGGTATTCATGTCATCGCTCCTATGGCGGTTTGGTTGTGCCTAAGCGTTATTGCTTGGCTATGGGTGTATTATAGGCATTTATTGCCTAATTGTCAAGCATTATTTTTAAAAAAGTTTGATTTTTTTTGGTGCAAATCATGAAACAAGAAATCACACAAGAAATAAAACAAGCCTTTGATGGCGACTTAAAAGATGTAGTCAAAGACTTCACAGGCAGGCGTGTCATCTTATCTGATGATGATTGGGCGGTTAATGATACCCCCCAAGTACTATCCACCATCAATTACAGCGGTAGGGGCGTTTTTACAGGATTTCACGCCTATGAGATTGATAATAAGACCATCATGCAACAAGATACCAAGCTAATTTGTTTGCAAAGTGAGCTGACAGAGGTACCACAGATTGATGATGAGATTAACAAGATGAAAATCATCAGCATTAGTCATGATCCTGCTGAAGTGATCTTTACAATTCAGCTAAGGGGATTTTAATGGGCATTAAATGGAATAAAAAGCTTAGCATTGATCCGATTGCTGATAAGATTGATGACATTTACCGCAAATTTGCCATTGACTGTTATAATAATGTGCAAACCCTAAGCCCAGTTGATACAGGGCGTTACAGGCGTGCTCACCATATCAGCATCGGTGAAAGAAGTCTGGGCGAGCATGGGGGCGGTGTTGAGCTTGTCTTAGGCTTACCAAAGCATACTTATCCCATCATCTACATTCAAAACAACCTGCCCTATGCGTTGCGACTTGAACACGGCTGGTCACAGCAAGCCCCAACAGGGGTTTATGGCAATGCCTTTAACAGTGCATTGGGGGCGGTTAGGCTAATCAAGCTGCCTTTGATATGCACGCACAGCATCCATGATGAGCTGATTTTGGGGAATACCCATGCGTTTGGATAAGGATTTGATGAGTTCTATGTCATCAAGTTTTAGGGTGAATGCTTTGTTTTTTACCCCACGGCGTGCGTTGCTCTCTTTTTGGATTTGGGTTTGGGTTTTGGGGGTGCTTGTGATTTTTGGCATGGTACTTGACCTTTTTTTAAAAATGTCTTATGATAATGGGTAAGGAGTGGCTAGGCGTTTCCACCTAACCTGCCTTGGCGACTGCCATCGCTTTAGGCTTTATACCGTTAGTAAGCTGGATAGCTTAGCAACAGTATGGCGATGATGATTGCGATTTTAATGGATGCTTTCATCGTCTTACTCCTTGTTTTTGGCGTAAGCGTTGGTTTACGCCTTACCAATCAAGCAGACCTTGCTTGACGTGTTGTATTATAGCCTAGCCTATTTTAAAAGTCAAGTAATTATTACGGTTTTGTATTAAATTGTTATGATTATTTGGCTTTTTTTATCCCATTTTGAAAAAGGAGTTGTTATGATAAAAGCTCCATACAACCCGATGGATGTCGCTAACTACATTGTGGCTGAAGCTATTAAGAGAAAAAAGCCCGTTACCCACCTAAAACTACAAAAGCTTTTGTATTATGTGGTGGCGAAGTATGCCAAAACATATAATACAATCCTTATCAACGAAGATATCGTAAAATGGCAGTATGGGCCCGTGGTCAAGTCCGTGTACCATTACTTTAAATTACATGGAGACCGTATTATCACTAAACCTATTGCTTATTTAGAATCGGCAGAAATCTTTAATCTAAAATTTACTGATGTTGATGTAAATAACGCACAATTAGGCAACGACAAAAGGCTCGTAGATACAGTAGGGCAGGTTTTAAATGATACGGATTTGCTCACCGCTTATGAATTGGTTGAGCGTACTCACAAAGAACCTGCTTGGCGTAATTTTGAGCCTGAAATTTTACAAGCAAAACAAGAATTGTCCTATTCAATGACAGAGCTTAAAGTGGCAAATATATGATGATTCAGGTCTCTGGCGATAATGCGTTTATTAGGGCAATCATTGAAAGATACTTACAGGTTCAAGATACCAGTCCAGACAAGCTTGACGACCTTGCAAACGAGATTGTTTGGTTGATTTTGAAAGCTTTTGATAATGAACTTAGGTCATCAGACGCTTTTAATTTGCCATATAAGGACATTACCGATAGTGTGTTTTTTGATAGCGAAAAGCGATTGTTTACAGGCAGTCTGACCACTTTTGGTAAGAATATGGAAACAGCAATCCATCATAGTTTTGATGAAGATAGACCCAATAAGCATCATGAAAAAAAGAAAAGTATGTAAAGAGATTTATGTACATACATGGTAAATTCGTCGAACATATTTTGCTTGCCCAAGTGCAAAAAGAATTCATACAAGATTCGGTTAGACAGGCTCAAGAAACTGCCAAAAAAGCTGAGGTTGCAGCAGAATCTGCAGAAGAAATCGCCAAAATTGCAAAAAACAATGCCGATAAAGCTGAAAAAACCTACAATACAATGTTTGCCAATTATGTGACGATATTGGGGATATTTACCGCCATCATCGTTACCATTTTTGGTGGACTAAATGTCGTCGATACGGTGATAAGCTATGGCAATACCCATTTTAGCACCATTATTTTTCTGGCTGCATTGGTGTTAATGTGCGTTGTGTGCCTGCTGTACTTTTTGGCAAAAATCATCCTAAAACTAAATGGCAAAGATGATGACAATCAAAGATTTACATTAGAATGTTTGTTTGGGGCGATATTTATCACCTGCATAGGTTTGATTGTCTTTGCTTGGTGTGTCAGTCCAACTAAGATAACGCCAGAGCTAGACAAGACAACAGATAAAATAGAACAAAAATCCGACTAAAATTGGTTTTTTATATTTAAAATGAACCGCCCATCATCAGATAGGCGGTTTTTTATTGGATAAAACAATGAACAGTTTTCACATTGAACAAACAATCCTTGGTCATATCAAATCATGGGAGCATTTTGATGATATCCCCTTAGCCAAAGAAAACCGAAACTTTAAACCCCCTGATGGCATTTGGGGCAGGGTTACGATTTTAGGCGGTGTCAATCAAGTACGCAGTATCAGCGATAAGCCTAATATCCTGCAACAAGGCACGCTGGTGATACAGCTGTTTTGCCCACAGGATTTAGGCACGGTGGCAATTAAGCAAAAGGCGGATAGCCTAGCTAATCATTTACAAACAAGGCGGTTTGGTAGGCTTGAGACGCTGACGGCAAGTATCATCAATGCAGGGTTTCATGATTACTACCAAATCAATGTAAGCGTAGCATGGAGATACTACTAATGCCAAAAAACCGACACCGACGGCTGTTGGAGCTATACGGTGAAATTAATGAACTTGGGGCAATATTAGACTGCCCAAAACCCAAAGATATTCACCCACATGAGTGGGTATTAATGAAAGACCAACTTTATTATATGCGTCAGTATTACCGAGTGTTAAAACAACGAACTGATGATACGGAGAATTGATTTATGTCTAGTGGAGCATTTGTTAAAACGGCGTATGCCAAACAAACAGGCGAAACCCTGCCTAAAACTGGCTGGAAAACCTTACCAAATATCAGTAATGGGCTAACCGTTGCCACAGAACTTACCAGCAGTGAAATGCTGTCAGGTTCACGCATGGCAAAAGCAGGCATGGTAACATCAGCGTCAGTACAAGGCGATATTGAGACCGAGCTTATGTTCGGTACGTATGATGAATTACTTGCTGCTGCTTTTTGGAGCGAATGGTCAGCAGGCAGTAGCCCCAATACGCTAAGTGTTGGTGCAACAAAGACCCAGTTTGCCATAGCCAAAGATTTTAGCGATATTAATGTTAACCATGTCTTTACAGGGTGCGTTGTATCAAGCTTTGGGTTAAGTGTGGATACATCAAGCCTAATTAAACTAAAATTTGGTATGACAGGCTTGGGCTATCAAGAAAGTAAAACGGCATCATTTGCCAAAAATCCGACCGCCCAAGCAGATACCGCTAAGGCAAGCGGTTTGTCTATTGGCGAGATTAAAGTAGATGGCAGTAAGCTTGATGTGTGTGTTGAAAGTTTTAGTTTTGAGCTTGATAACCAAACAGAAGTACAAAAGTGCTTGGGCGATAATATCTATGGCGGTAATATCTTAGCCATGCTTACCAACATTACAGGCTCTATGACGATTGCTTATAGCCAAAAAGCCCATGAGATGATTAGTAACCAAATGACAGGGGCAACGCTAAGCCTTGAGTTACCGATTAAGTTTGGTAATAGTAAGTATGTGATTAAAATCCCCAAATTTCAGGTATCAGGTGAAATCCCAAGCCCATCAGGCACGGATTTGGTTACCGTGGATTTGTCTTATACGGTGGTTGATGAAAGCCCAGTTATTGAAAGGCATACCGCTTAACTGATGATAAAACAAACCCTAGCTACTACAAATGGCTGGGGCTTTTAACCTTTTATCCATGCAATGAGATAGACATTAAGGAAAAAAATAACATGGCATTTGATTTAACACTATTAAAAAAAGACGCCAAGATTAATGCTAAGCGTGAGATTGAATTTGATGGGCTTGAATTGACGCTACAAATTCAAGCAAGCGAAGCGTTTAAACGAGCAGCCGCTGAGGTACAAAAGATAGCAAACACGCCCAAAAAGGTAACCAAAGACAGTTTAAAGCGTGGCAACCAAGATGAAATTGGCGAGTATGAAGCCATGTTATTTGTCTTGGGTGAGTACTTGACAATGTCTTTATGGTTTTTGCCCTAGCAAACCGAGCAAGGCGATATACCCAAGGCATAGCCCTACCCTTGTCTGTGCGTGATGTTTGTGATGTTTGTGAGCATTACCAAAGCTTATTGCCAAGGGCGTGGCTGTTTGAGCTGGTTTTTATGCTTGATGATTTATGGCTTGATGAGTATAACAAAAAACCCTAGGCTGGGCGGGTTTATAGGTTTTAATGGAGAGGTTTATGTCAAATACATACCGCTTAGACATACAGGTAAATGCCGATAGTGCTAATACCGCCTTGGGAAATCTAAAAGAGCATTTTGATAAGATTGAACAATCAAGCGGTAAGGCAGGCGTTGGTATTGATGGCTTTTCAGGCAAAGCGGATAAGGCATCAAAATCCAGCAAAAAAGCAGGTGATGGGGCTAAAAAGTTTGGTGATGATGCTAAAAAAGCTGGTGATGATGTTGATGGCTTAAAGCGTAAAACAGATGGCTTAAAAACGGCGTTTGGCACATTAAAAGGCGTGATGTTTACTGCCCTTGCCGTTGCTGGCGTTGGTGGCGTCATTGCCACCGCCGATGACATGCAAACCCTTACAAGTCAAATCAAAATTGCCACCACAAGCACCAAAGATTATGCCCATGCAATGAGTGAGATAGAACGCATTGCGATGGGTAATATGGTCAGCCTTGACTCTGTTGGGCAATTGTACGCATCAAACGAGCGGTCATTAAAACAACTTGGCAAAAGCCAAGATGAAGTGATTAAGTTTACCGAAAATATCACTACGGCAATGCGTGTCAGTGGCGGTAGTGCAGAAAGCCAAGCGGCCGCATTAACCCAGCTTGGGCAAGCCATGGCGTCAGGGGTGTTGCGTGGTGATGAATTTAACTCAGTGGCTGAACAAGCTCCTGTTATTATGGAGCTGATGGCAGACAGCCTAGGGGTAACAACAGGTAAACTGCGAGATATGGCAAAAGAAGGTAAGCTTACCTCAAAGGTTGTTTATGATGCCATTGCTGGTGCATCTGCAAGTGATAAGCTTGCTGAAAAATCCAAAAAAATGTCTACAACCATCAGCGGTGCAATGCAAAACATTCAAACGCAGTGGCGTCTTGGTGTTGATGCCATCATGAATGGTGAGGGCGGTTTATCCAGCGTGCTTGCTGATGGTATTAATAGCATTGCGTTGGGGGCGTCATCATTTGTTGATAGCTTGCCTGCGATTAATCAGGCTATCACTGATACCATTGCCAAAGCCAAAGAAATGGGTACGGCATTTTTAGAGTCTGATTTTGGGCAATCTGCGATACAAACTGCCAAAGATGCCTTTGAACAATTAAAATCAGCCATGCAAGGTGTGGCTGATATTGCAGGCGATGTAAAAGTATTCTTTGAGAAAAACCCTGAGCTTGCAATTGCACTGGCGAGCGGTGTAGGAGCAGCAGCAGGGGCATTTTTATTATTTAAAGGCGTACTGATTGTATGGGCAGGCGTGTATGTATACCGTAATTGGGACACAATTAAACAAAAGGCAAATGACGCATGGCAGAGCATTAAAGAGACTTGGCAGGGCGTTGGCGAATGGTTTGGCGAGCTTTGGGATAAAGTCAAACAGACCTTTTTTAATTGGTTATCACAAATGCCAAAACCAGTACAAGAGATGGTGGCTAATATTGGTGAAATATTTAGCACAATTGTGGATGTGGCAGGGGCGGTTTGGGATGGTATTGCCAATATTGCTAAAAGTGTGTGGCATGCGATAACAGAATTTGTCTCTTACGCCATTGATAAAATTAAGCCTGTTATCAAATCTGTTTTGGAGTTTTTTAAAAACGCATGGGACGGCTTGGTTAGTATTGCTAAAACCGTTTGGCAGGCGGTTGCCAGTGTTGTCAGCTATGTTTTTGATAAAATATCTGGCATTATTGGACACAATTTGAAGCCATGAAAGCGATTTTTATGGCAGGTGTTACCATTTTTGCCAGTATTTTTAATGCAGGCTTTGAGATGGTGAAAACCATCTTTAGCACCGCTTTTAAAGTGATAAAAGCCGTATTAACTGGCGATATGCAGGGCGTAAAAGACGCCATCAAAGACGGTTTTCAAAAAGTCCTTGATATCTCAAAAAAATTGGTTGGTAACATTGTAGATGCCTTAAAAAAACTTGGCAAAGATTTACTACAAGTTGGGCGTGATGCCATGCAGGGCTTTATTAATGGTATCAGCGAGAAAATAGGTGCAGCGGTTAGCAAAGCCAAAGAGATGGCAAGTAGCGTAAAAAATGCAGTTACAGGCTTTTTTGACATTCATTCGCCGTCTCGTGTGATGAAACAAGTTGGTGAATGGGTATCAGAGGGCTTGGCAATTGGTATTGCCTATAAAGCACCGATAGCCACCAAAGAAGCCAAAAACCTTGCTAAAAGCGTAAAAAACGCCCTTGAAAGCGAACTTCAAAAAACCGCAGAAGAGATATTTTTAACCAAACAACACATTGCAGGCAACCCATACGCCCAGCTAACCAAAGACATTGCCTTTGGTAAATACGGCAAACAAGACACCAGCCGATTACAAAAGTTGGCACAAGAGCAAATCTTACAAAGCAATATCTTAACGCTCACCCAACAGCTGCACGAAGCCCAGCAAAATCTCGCCAATGTTGGGTTGACCAGCATTGAAATCATGCAAAGACAATATGATGAAACCGACAAATCTGTGCGAGCGTCTTTGGATTTGTTTGAGCAAGTCAAACAGGTAAGCCAAGCACTGATTGACGCAACCCACCGCCATGAGGCGACCCAAGCGTTTGAAAGCACGCTAAAAGACATCACAAAACAGATGGCAATTATGGGTAGTCAAGATCCATTGGCTGAGTTTTTATATGACTTACAAAATGCTGAGAAATATGCTTATTATACCGCTGAGCAGTTGGCAACTCTTAAAGATGAGATGATCAAGCTACAAAATGCCAAAGACGCCAAACAAGCAAGCGACGGCATTAAGGAAAGTCTAAAAGATATTAACAAACAGCTGGCATTATTAGGCAGTAATCACCCCTTAGATGACTTTTTTTATGAGCTTGAACAAACAGACAAATACACCCATGCGACCACTGATGGAATCAATGAGCTAACAGACGCCATCTTTAAGCTACAAAATGCCAAAGATACGCTAAATGCCAAACAGGCATTTGATACGCTGATGAAAGATACGGCATTGGCAGACGAGACGCCAGCCCAAAGGCTACAGCGTGAATATGATGAAAAAATGGCGGTCATTGATAAGTATGAGCAAATGCATAGTGATAAGCTTGAAAATGCCACAAGCCTAAGACAGCAAATCACCGAGCGATATGAGCAAGCCGAAAAAGATGCTAAAGTCAAAAACTATCAAGAGCATTTAACAGCATTTGCAGGGTTTTTAAAAAACACGGCAGGTGAGCAGTCCAAAGCCTACCGTGTGATGTTCGCTGCGTCAAAAGCCTATGCCTTGGCGGATGTGGGCGTTAAAATGGGTAAGGCGGTTGCTGATGCTTGGGCAGACCCATCAGCGGTGACAATTTGGCAGAAACTTGCCAATGTCGCCAAAGTGTCTTTGGGACAGGGGCATGTGTTAAGCATGATTAACGCCATCAGCCCCAAAGGGTTTGCCACAGGGGGCTACACAGGCAACATGGGGGTAAATCAGGTGGCAGGGGTGGTACATGGGCAAGAATATGTACTAAATGCTAAAGCCACAAAGCGTATCGGCGTTGGCAATCTTGAACGGCTAAACCGTGGTGATGGCATTGGCGGTCATGTCAATAATATCAGCGTCAATGTCACAGTCAATAGCGATGGCAGTGGCGATGTACAAGCTAATCATACCATGGGCAAACAGCTTGGGCATGTCATCAAATTAGCCGTACAAGCTGAATTGCAAAAAGAAAGACGGCAGGGCGGTTTACTGTACAGATAAGCAAAAACCCAACTGGTGCAAACAGTTGGGTTTTTTATTACCCCTTTAAACGGTACTTAAAAGGATAACTTATGGGTGATTTTATCACATTTTTAACCTATATTGAAAGTGAGAAATTAAATTTGAGAGAAAAGACAATGAAAACTTTTAATTGGGACATATCGGCAGACAGCAGTGAGAGTATCAGCCATAATACAACCATAACCGCCTTTGGTGATGGCTATGAGCAGGCGGTAAGTTTTGGCATTAACAACAGCCGTAAATCATGGCAGTGTAGCAAGACTGACACAAAGGCGGTGATTGATGAGATTTACCGCTTTTTAATTGACACAAAAGGCGTTGAGTCTTTTAACTTTAAGCCTTTAACCGATGAACCAAGTATCAAAGTCCGCCTAGATGGTGAGATATCACGCCAAAAGATGGGGGGCGATGCTTGGCAAATTGGGTTTACTTTAAAGCAGGTTTTTTGAAGGGCTTGACAGTATGTCAAGCCAAATCCGCCATCGCCAATTGTGCCAGATAGTTTGAACGGCTTTTGTATAGCGATTTGTGAGCCGAGACTTTTTCGTCAATTTTGGCAATCAGATGGTTAGGTAAGGTAATGTTGATTTTGTGGCTTTTTATGTCATATTTTGACAAGTCCACATCTACCCATGCCCACATCATGCCATCAAATTGGCTGTTTTGGGTGTGTGCATCAAAATTGGTGGGCAGTGGGATTTCTTCGCCGTCATCTACCAAGCCACTAAAATGCACATGAAGGCATTCTAACGCCATTTTGTGTATGTCTTGCAAGTCATCGCACGCACTGGCAAGATTTGGCACATCAGGAAAAAAGATGCCGTGGGCGGTTTTATCATCGCCTTTTAAGATTGCAATGGGGTATAACATCATCGTCTCCTAGTTATCAAGGTGTTGCAAGGGCTAATTGCTTAGCCCTGCTTGTCTCATAATGCTGTCAATGGTGGGTTGTGGCAAATCTTTTTTGGGGTGGGGAACAGTGACACGACCTTTTTTGGTGGGGTGTTTAAACTGCTGATGACTACCGCCATTTGATTTGACACGATACCAACCGTCAGCTTTTATGAGTTTAATGACTTCTCTACTGCTTGCCATTTCATCACCTTGCTGTGTTGTTGATGTGTATATTATACATCTAGGGTTATAATTGTCAAGTGGTTTTTAAGATATTTTTATTATCCAAATAAATGCCCCTTTATGGGGTTTTTTCACCAACCAAACCGCCCATCATCTGATGAGCGGTTTTTTAACTCGACGACATTAATGTCGGCGACATACCCACAGCCCTTATAAATCAAGGGCTTTTTTTAGGAGCAAAAAAATGAGTGAAACAACTCTAACTGAATTATCACGCACCGAAGCACAGGTATTACAGAGCTTTATCGCACAGGTGGATTACTGGAAAAACCAACACGGCGATAAAGCCAGTACCATTGAGATTACCTATTATCCTGATGATGACGGCTTTGAAGTTAGTAACAATGAAGCTAACAACGGTGTGCTAAAACGCAATCGCACCACAGTGTTTCGTGCTGACCTTTTGGCATGGGCGTCCAATCAGTTACGCTACTTACAAGGCTATGACAACAGCCAAACAGTCACCGAGTTTAGCTTGTCTTATAAAAATGACCGTTATGGAGTGCGTGCCGCCCTTGCCAGCGAAGCCACAGACAAGGCAGATGATGGGGCTGATGATAAAGCCGAGCAAACACAGTAA